GTATTAATCAGTTTTAGAGGAGAGATGCTCATCACCCATATCTCAGTAGATTACAGTCAAAAAGTCAATCTCGGTAATTTTGAGTCCGTGAATGTAAGTATAAATATCCACGGCAAGCCAGAAGACGGCGAAGATGCTGACGCTTGTTATGATTAAATCAAGCGCAGCAAGTGGTCATAGCAAAACTTTGGGAAGTAGCTGAAGCCCATAACGTTAATTTTCCCAGCGTTACTAAGTATTTCGCCGGTAAAAAAAATAGATGAGTTTCCTTCATCTTTTAAATTTAGCAACCTTTAGACTCATTAGGAGAAACATTATGTCTAGCGAAATTGTTAATATTAAGTCTTCCCCACTAGAACTCAAAACAGTCGATGACATTTATAAAGTTTCTGATATTCTGGCAAAATCAGGAATGTTTGGTGACGTACAAAGCGCTGCTAAATGTTTTGTCAAAGTTCTAGCAGGAAAAGAATTGGGTATTCCCGCATTTGCCTCAATGACGGGCATTCATTTAATACAAGGAAAGCCTGCTTTAAGTGCTAATCTAATGGCGGCTTTAATTAAAGGATCGGGCAAATACCGATACAAAAAAATTAAGCATACGTCAGAAATCTGTGAGTTAGAGTTTTTTGAACTTTGGCAAAACAACTGGGAATCGTTAGGAATTAGTTCTTTTTCAAAAGACGACGCTCAAGCTGCGGGACTTCTTACAGGGAATCCTAACTGGAAAAAATATCCCAAAAATATGCTTTTTGCGAGAGCAATTTCCAACGGATTTCGTGAGTTTTGCCCTGACTTAGCACTTGGCGCACCTATTTACAATCCTGACGAGTTAGGTGCTGAAATCAGCGAATCTGGTAATGTAGTAGATGTAGAGGTATCCTTGCCGACTAAACCACAGCCGTTACTATCAGATGATCGTAAAAAAGCTGGTATTACTTGGGCTGTAAGTCAAGGATTACCTCAATCAGAAGCGGAACAAATAGCCAATAAAGCAACCTCTGAAAAAGAGTTGGCTAATCTTTTACAAAAGGCTATAGATGCAAGACAAAAGCCAATAGAAGTCGAACCTATTATCGATTCTAGTGAACTTCTTAGTGAAGATTTTTAATTGGTTGCCAGTTATCAGTTATCAGCAAAAATAAATAACCACAGGAGTAACCAGATGTCTCTGTTCCCAGTTTTCAAAATAACCAAAATGCTTCGATCCTCAGAGGATGACATCACGGATTTTATCTTTTTAGGACAAGAATATCGACTGATAGCGAGGCCAATAAAATACTGGAAACATTTTTCGTGGTTTCGTGGTAAGCGCGTTTTTTATCAGTGTCCGTGGCTAACCTTTTTTTCTTTTTCTAGCGTCGATCCTAGCGTTTTGTTAGACAATAAAAGTAATGCTATTTTTCTAAAGTAATGGCAAAAAAGCTGGTACAAAGAAATAACCGACAATTAAGGAGTAAAAAATGGTTAACCCACAATTAAAGAATAGACTGCTTAAGCTTGTGATTAAAAATAAATATCTCGAATTATCTAGTGATTCAAGAATATGGATCGATAATTTATTGAAAAAATCTCAAACTAGCCAAGTAACTAATGAGATATTAATCTGGTGGTGGAAGGGAGATATACAACAAGGATACCTCTATCCGTATTTATCCGACGACAAGTGGAATCTTTCTTTTCTTAACCGGCTTAAATTTTGGGTTATAACTGTTCTTATGCCTATATGTACAGGAGTTGCTATTCCTTTCTCCCTCAAAAAATATCCACATCTTTTCAGAAAAGCTTTAACACTAGCGTCAATTTTCGGCGTAGAAAAAAGCTGGTATCAAGAAATAAACAATACAACTGAGGAGTAACAGAATGAAAAGTTTAACCTATCAAATGCTAATTGATTCAAGCTACGATGAGCTACCAAACGAAGCCAAGCAATACGTCAATCGCTTAGTAAGTAAGGCATCGAAAAAAAACGCATCGTCGAGAATACTAAAAGCATTTCTAAAAGGATTTAATCGCGGCGCAATCAAAGCAGATGACGATAGCATAGCAAGTCTTTTAAGTGGTGCATTTATTGACGTTGATCTTAGAGAAGCGGGGTGTTTGTGGTATTTTAGAGCCAATATATTCCTGTTTGTCTTTTCACTATTAACAGGTGTACCAACACCTAAACTTCTCAAAGATAACTTTTGTCTTTTTCTGCAATCCCTCGTTATAGCCTCTAATTTTGTAGTAGAAGGTTATGTTAATGAGCCTCCTTACTATTGGGACTACGAATAGAGTAAAAACAACCTAAAAATAACCTAAAACAGGAGTAAAAAAATGAACATTCAACAAATGGACATTCGACGCGCAATGCAAGTTCGGAAACAATATGATAGTTTACCTACTGAAGCTAAACAATACGTTAATGCTTTAGTGTTAGAAGTAAAACAGAATTCTAAGTTAGACTACTTAGAGCTGTTTTATAAAGCCGCAATCAAAGACAACATAATGGATTGTCTTTTTGCTGATAACTACAATTGGAATCAATCTATTGCAAGAAAAATAACATTTTGGCTGTGGTTATTCCTTGCTTTTTTCAAGACAGATGTTTTTATCCCTAAGCAGTTAAAGAAGGATGCTAACTTATTTATGCTTTCTATAGCAATAGCTTCTAATTTCGTAGTAGAGGGTGACTATAAGGAAGTATACGGAAGTTCTCACATTTGGGGACTAACCTACAACCCAAGCACAAACAAGGAGTAAAAAAAATGGGTACAAATTCAAGAGACAAAATCAGAGCCTACGGTTCTGCTAGGGGGGAATTAATCGTAGTCGATCCTCAGCTAATTTCTTTCAGATTGGCTGACGGTAGTTTTATCGGACCGAAAATCGGACTACATGATGACGGCAAAATGCACGTCTTACCTAACGAAACTCCCTTGACCTTTAGCCAAGACCTAATAGAGGCTATCTCAGGTGAGAACGGGTGGAATACCCGCATCGCCTACGATCTGGGTTTAATTCAAGAATTAGCCGATAAAATCCTAGCTTCGGGAACAATCTATCAACCCCTGCACTTAGTTGCTGACGGTGATCGACTATTCCCGATGGACGGACATCGGAGGGTTTTAGCTTGGTTGCTTTTAGCCTCTCAAGGAACGTTTATTCCTAATGTTCTAGCGATTATTAAGCCACTAGCAGCAGGTCTAACCGTCCGGGACTTAGAGTACCAAATGCTAAGTTACGGCACTGACAGCGAAAAGTTATCAGTGTACGATAAGGCAAAGTTAATCAAGAGACATCTGCATGAAGACAAGTTAGTCGGTTTAACCGAGGAACAATCACGTCAACAGTTTTGCGAAAAAACAGGATGGAAAAAATCAGAGTATGACCGAACTCTGGAGATTTCTTCAATGTCTGCTCCTACATTAAAAGCAATTGAAGGTAAGGTATCCGAAACGACACTACACAATCTCGTAAGGCAAAATAACCTAACACTTTCGGAAAAAGAAAGCGTTCTTTTGGAAACTGTAGCTATAGCAGAAGAAAAGGGAGTAAAAGCTACTGGACAACTGGTTGAATCCGTAACAGCCAACTTTGTAGAGTCTAAAAATCCAACCTTTCTAGACCCCGATGGAAATGTAAAACCCAGTGATGAATTAGAGCCAAAACCAATTAAGCTTACTCCAAAAGCTAAAGAAATTAAATATTTGTTAATGACTTTAGCAAACAAAGGGAATGCTAAACAAACAGACGATAACACAATGACTGTAGATTTCCCTAAAGAGTTATGGGAAAAAGTCATTGACTTTGCTGAAAGATTAAGTTAAATATTAGGGAAAAACAATGAACCAAAAAATTGACTATTATGCACGTGATCCTCAAATTCCACTGATGTCTAAAAAACTAACAGATACAGTTGGCAATATAGTTTTTCCTTTTTCTGATAAAGAAGAACAATTAGAGTTTTTTGATCAGATGCTTAAAGAGCTACTAACTATATCATCTGTACCAAGATATACACCAGAGGGTATTGCATTAAATACAATCAAAGCTTTGCTATCTAAGTTAAATTAGAAAAAACAGAGGGTTGACCCTCTGTTTTTTCTGTTACGCTCCGATCAGTTTGTCCTGTAGATACTGGTAAACTTCTTTTTGTAATTCTTTTGGGGCAGAACACAAAAAAGACTTTACATCCTCTAGATCGATCTCTTTAATCATTTTTTGTAACTCATCTAGTTTTGAGTAAAGAGATTCAACTTCTTTAATTACAAGCTTTGCCTTGACCTGAGCATCAGCCTCTTGAAAGAGTTCTGGGATTAAGTTATGATTTTTGACACAATCTCTTTTTTGATTGATTGGGTCTTTAAGAAAATCCTGGATCGTCGGCCAATCACCATTAAGGTAATTCACAAAAGAATCCGTATCAAGCCCAAATACAGCAGCTAGTAACCGCATATTCCCTAGATCAGGGCAACTAGCAATATTTTTTAACTCCCAGTTCTGAATCGCACCATTAGAAAATTCCGTACTAGGTAATCCTAGCTTCCGTCCTTCTTTTAGTATCCACTCGGTAAATTCAGCTTGAGTCATACCCAGTCCCACTCTTTTTGCCTTGATAGTGTTAGCCATTCGCACTATACCTTTTTCTGTCAAAGCTGAGGCTTTGACTCGCTTGCGGGGTGTCCCGTCACTATTGAACCGTGGTGTAGCCATAAAATCATATTTCGAGAAGATACCCTTATCTTACACTAGCTTACAAAAAACTTACAAAAAACTTACAGAAATCTTGTAGCCAAACTCAACTTTTGTGATATAATACAGAAAATTCTGTAGATTAAACCATGCCTGCCAGTCAAGACAATCCTGTAAAAGTTGTGTCAGTCCGAGTAAAAACAGAGCTATGGAGTCAAGTATGTCAAAGGGCTGAGATTTTAGACCTGAAAACTCAAGAAGTATTTGAAATCGCACTAAAATCTTATCTTTTCGTTCCCATTGATGCCGAACTCAATGCCAGGA